AACGAGAAACCCAGATTCTGGTAGGGAGCGGCCATGTGGTCCGCACCTTCCGGCTCGCCGCGCCCGCCGTCGTCACCCTGATGGCCGGGACGCTGGTGGCCCTGTCCGTCGGGAAAGCCCTTTACCCCTACGGAACCTCCCAGGCCGTCAACGTGGGCCTGGGCGACGGAGCCGCAAAGACCTTCACCGGCAACCTGGGCATGTTCGTCCGGGCAGGTTCCGTCACGGTCTCGGACGGGGTGGAGACCTTTACCGACGACGGGTTCGGCGAGCTGACCGGCGACGCTGGCGGCTCGGGCAAGGTCAACTACCTGAACGGCGACATCACCGTCACCTGCAACGCCGCCCCGGCAAACGAGGCCGCTATGGTCGCCCACTGCACCCACTGGTGCCGGGGCTGCCTTGTGCGGGACGCGGAGACCGGAGCCGTGGCCGCGGAAGCGGTCACTGCCGGGGGCGTGAACACCGCCGAGTTGGTCATGCCGAGCGGCGACCCGGCCACGGCGGACGCCCTGGCCGAAATGGAATTCATCGGGCCTTGGCCCGCGTAAGGAGGAATCATGTCCCTGATCCTGTCTCTCAAACAGCATTTCACCGCCGCGAAGATCGCCAAGGTGATCGAAACCTCGACGCCCACGCCGAGCACGGTGCTCGACAGGCTCTTCCCGGAGTCCGTGCGCCAGCAGTTGGACAGTCCGGTCATTCCCGTGGAGGAGCTGCTCCAGAACATCGGCGTCATGCCCGTGGTCTCCCGTGGCGGCCAGCCCGCCATGCTCAACGACACGTCCTCGGTGGGCACCTATGTGGAGCCGCTGCCGCTCAAGATCGCGTCCAAGGTTGACGCGGTGAGCCTGAACAACCTCAAGCTGGGCAACCCGCAGACCCAGGCGCAGTGGGCGCGGCGCAAGATTGAGGCGCTGCGCAAATCAGTCAAGCTCTCGACCGAGGCCATGGCCGCGCAGTGCGTCTTTGACGGTCGCATCCTGTTCCCCATGCTGCTGGATAGCGGCACCTACCAGGAATACTCGGTGGCCTACGGTGGGGATACCATCCAGACCAAGAACGTCACCGCCGACGCCAAGTGGGACCACGCGGAGATCACCCGCGCCAAGGTCTACAACCTCCTGCGCGCCATGGCCACGGACCTGGACCGCTCCGGGTACGGCGGGGACAAGCTCGTCCACGCCGGAGCCCTGGCCTACGGTACGCTGCTGAACCTGCTGGAGTCCGAAAAGGAGAGCAAGTTCCCCGCCCGGCTGGCGGACGACGGAGCCATCATCCTGGGCAAGTTCAAGATCTACGAGATGAGCGAAGCCTGGAAGAACCCCAAGGACGGCAGCACGGTCCAGAAGCTGGCCGACAAGGAGATCCGCATGAACACGGTGGGGGCCACCGCCCTCTACTATGGCGCGCTGGACGACCTGGATGCCAACCTCCAGCCTCTGCCGCTGTTCGTCAAACCCATTGAAGAAAAGCGCGGCGGCAACCTGGAACTCATCGCCCACTCCAAGCCCCTGCCCGCTGTCGCGCCCAAGAGCGTCATGAAGGCCGTGGTGCTCAACTAACCCGCCATGCCGAAAACGGCCCGCAAGCGCAGAGAACACGCTTTGCGGGCCGTGGGCCGGGCCAGCCAGCTTGAACTAGTTCAAAACCAGTCCAAAACGAACGAGAGGGCCACCTGTGTACTGCCAAAGAGCCGATCTGACCGACTACATCCTGGATGCGTACCTGATCGCTGCCGAGGAACAGACGCCCGGCATTGTCGAGAAAACCATCGGCAACGTGTCCGGGGAGATCGACGACGCCCTGCGCGCCAGGTTCGAGCTGCCCCTCAGCCAAGTGCCGGGCACGCTGACCCGCATCGCCTCGGTCATCACCGTCTACCGCATCGTGGGAGCCATCACCTCGGTCATGGCCGCCGAGGGCGGCAGCAACAACGAGTGGATACCGCTCCAGACGCAATACCGGCAGGCTGTCAAAGACCTGGAAGCCATCCGCGACGGCAGGCTGGACATCGGCCTGAAGGAGCTGGGCGAGGAATCCCGCGTGGATTCGGAAACCATGGTCGTCACCCGGCCCCCCTCGGGGCTGCTCAAGGGATGGTAGCCATGGGCGGCACGAGCTTCAAACTGGACTGGAACGGCATGGACCGCATGATCGGCAGTGCCGTGGGCGGGGCGGCCAGAACTCAGGGCGTCATGGCCGAGATCGGCGAAGCCCTGACCTCGTCCACCGTGGAACGCTTCGACGCGGGCCAGGGGCCTGACGGCGAGAGCTGGGAGCCGTCCCGGCGCGCGGAACAGGAGGGCGGCAAGACCCTGGTGGACACCGGGCGGCTGCGCGGCTCCATCGGCTACGAGGCCAGCCCGGCCCAGGTCGCGGTGGGCAGTAATGTGGTCTACGCCCGCATCCACCAGCTCGGCGGGCAGGCCGGGCGCGGCCACGCCGTGACCCTGCCTGCCCGCCCGTACGTCGGCATTTCCGAGGACGACATCAAGGAAGCCCGCGCCATCATCGCCGACCACCTGGTGGCCGTCCTGGGAGGTGGCCGGTGAGAACGACCGCATTTGCCATCATCAGGGACGCCGCCGTGGCAGCCGGGTTGCCCGAGGCCGCCGTGCTGCATGCGCCGGACAAGGACGGCCCGGATCTGCCCAAGCGGCGGGTGGAGGTCTCCTACCTGCCCGAGCAGTACCGTCGCACGGGCAGGCCCGTGGGCAAGCGGCCCACGGCGGGCAGCGAGGACACCCACCGCACCCTGCGCCGGGAAATCCACTCGGTCCGACTGCCTGTGCGCGCCGCCATCCGGGCGGATGACGACGCCTGGCTCCGCGCCTTTGCCGCCGCCTTTTGCGCCGCGCTGCCCAAGCGGGCCACGGACGAGGCGGGCAACGCCGTGCGCGTGGCCGTGGACAAGGCCGAATACGGCGGATTCACCCGGCGCATGGTGGAAGTGTTCAAGAAGAGGTCCAAGACGTTTTTCGTCACGTTCACCGGCATGACCACCCGCGACAGCGAGATCCCGCTCATCCGCGACGTGACCATCACCCCCAACTACAGGGAGATCGACAATGGCCAGCAAGAAAACAACTGACCGGCCCCAGCCGCTCAAGCCGCTTGAGGAACACGCCGCCGCGCTGCCCGCATGGGAGCTGGCGGCCCTGCGCCAGGCCACGGGCTGGGTCCATGGCAAGCAGATCACCGAGGCGGACTTTGAATCCGCCTTGGCAACCTTCCGCACCCGTCCCCAGGGCGGGGGCAAAATCTAGGGAGGCTCCATGAACGATGTCATTGAATATCTGATCGACGGCACCAGCGGCCTCGCGCCCGGCAGCGTGTCGGGCACGGCCATCGTCGCCGGAGTCTGCTCGACCGGGCAGGTCGGCAAGGGCTATCTGCTGGGCAAACGCAGCGACCTGACCGGCCTGCTCGGCGTCGGCCCGCTGGTGGACCGGCTGCGCGACATCTTTGCCACGGGCGGGCAGGAGCCGGTGGTCATCGCCGTGCCTGTGGCCGGGCTGCCCGGCGGCTATGTGGGCGCGGTCAGGCACACCGGCACCGGCCCGGAGGCCAGCGCGTCCGGCCTGGGCAGCGCCAACGCGGACGGAGTGGTGGAGATCGTCACCGATGGCCAGCTCGGCACCGCCACCTACAAGCTCTCGCTCGACGGCGGCGGGAGCTGGGAGAACGCCGCGAGCACGCCCGCCAACGGGCAGATCACGCTGGGCGCGTCCGGCGCGGTCCTCACCCTCGCCTCTGGCGTGCATGCAGTGGGCGACCGCTACGCCGTCACTGTGCGCGGCCCTGTCGGCCCTGTGGAGCAGGTGGGCAGCGGCCCGGCCATCACCGTGTCCGGCACGGTCCTGGCGGCTGCCGAGATCGTGCTGCGCGTCGTCTCCGGCGGCGGGCGCAACGAGGGAACCTATCAGCTCTCCGAAGACGGCGGGGACAACTGGGGCGCGGTGCGCACCATCCCGGTGGACGGCGCGATCCCGGTAGGCTTCACCGGCGTGACCATTGTCGCGCCCGACGAGGCCCTGGTCCTGGGCACCGAGTATTCGTGCCGCCTGAACGCGCCGGTGCCGTCCATCTCGGCGGTGATGACCGCCCTGGACACCCCGCTGGAACTCTACGACGTGGAGTTCGTCCACATCGTGGGGCCGTCCGACGCCGTGGACTGGGCCGCCTGCGGGGCCAAGGCCGACGAGCTGTGGAACGCCCACCGGCCCACCTACTTCAAGACCGAATACCGCCTGCCGCGCGATGGCGAGGATCTGAACGACTGGGCCGCCTCCTGGATCAGCGAGCGTGCGGGCTATGCCCACCGCTTCGTGCAGTCCGTTGCGGCCTTTGGCGAGGTGGCGGACTCCACCGGCCTGCGCAAGCTGCGCAACTGGGGCGGGCTGCAAGTGGGCCGCGTGCTGTCCATCCCGGTGCAGCGGGCCACGGGCCGGGTGAAGGACGGCGGCATTTCCCAGGGCACGCTGCCCGACGGCTGGAACGAGGGCATCCAGTACATGCTGGAGCGCGAGGGCGCGGTCACGGCCAAGAGCTACGCGGGGCTTGCGTCCCCCTACTGGGGCGACTCGCGCACCCTGGCCGAGGATACCAGCGACTTCCGCTACGAGGAGATCCTTCGCACCACCTTCAAGGCCGTGCGGCTGGCCCGCATCGCCGCGCTCAAGGGCATGTACGACGAGGCCGGAGACCCGACCCGCGAGGGCGGAGCCAGCGGGCTTGAATACCTCAAGGCCAGCATCGAAAACGCGCTGGACACCATGACCCGCGCCCGCCCCGCCGAGCTGGCGGACCGCGTGGTGGAAATCCCCGCAGGCCAGGACATCGCCAACAACGGCGTGGCCGTGGAGATGGACCTGATCGGCATCCCGATCATCCGCAAGATCAAGCTGTTCGCGCGGTACACCTATGCCGGGTCCAACTTCGACCCGCGACTGGAAGGAGTTCAGTAATGGCAGTCAACGGCGTGCTGTATGACTGGGAAGGCGTCGAGATCCAGCTGCCGGGCGGCGTGGCCGTGGGCGTGACCGAGATCAGCTACAGCGACGAGCGCGGCATCGAGCCGCGCTATGGCAAGGGCAGCGCCCCGCGCGGCTACGGGCGCAAGAACTACAAGGCCAGCGGCAGCATGACACTCGACCGCGACGAGTTCGAGCTGCTGCAAAACGCCCTGGGCGGCTCGGTCTACAAGGGCGAGCCCTTCCAGATCGTGGTCAGCTACGGCAACGACGGGCTGGCCACCAGGACCGACACGCTCCCTGCCGTGAAGATCACCAAGCAGGACAGCGGCGCGAGCCAGGACGACGACAACGCGGGCGGGGTCAAGTGCGACTTCACCTGCATCAAGCCCATCAAGTGGAATGGCCGGGAAGCCCTCTAGCCCCGGCGTGACACCCAACCTGAGAAAAGGACAAGAGCATGAAAGACCAGACCGAAGCCAAGACCGACCAGTACGTTGACATGCGGCACAGCTTCCTCGACCGCTTTGCCGGGAAGGACGTGGAGGTGAAGTTCCGCTTCAAGCGGCCCAGCACCCAGCAGGCCAACCGGGTGCAGAAGACGGCGCTCAAGAACGCGGCCACGGCCTTCACCAACCTGATCATGGAGACCGTCCACCCGGACGACAAGGGCGCGCTCCAGGAAGCCCTGCGCGACTACCCCGGCCTCGCCTCCACCTTTGGCGGCGCGCTCATGGGCAGCTGCGGGTTCGGCGACCTGGGAAACTGATCCAGCGCAGCTTGCAGGAACTGGAGGGGAACGGCCTCTCGCAATACGCCGTGCTCATCAAGCACTGGCTCCGCGAGTCGCCGTCCCCGTCCGTTGAAATCTTCGCCCAGCAGGCTGCGCAGGCGTTATGGCTGGAGAGGCGGTATCAAGCTGGGAAATAACCTACAACGCCTCTTCTGCTTTCACCAAAAAAACGATTGTGGAGGCGGTCATATGCAAAGCGTAAGCGGCAATGTGATCAGGGACATCGACAACTTCAGCTCCTTGGCCATGCCCACCCATTTTGTTTCTTACTGTCGGCACGCCACTCTCTAAGGTAGATCGCAAGCCATTCATATGGCTTTGCCAGAATTGAGGAATGAGTCCGTTCTCAAAACAAATGGTAATGAGTTTCTTGGCCGTATCGTTTTTGTTGTAAGTCCACTTACGCTTGCCGCAGATGACTTTCATTGTGCTTTCAAAGGCTTTGAGTGCATAGACTAAAGCCTCTTGACATCGTCCATGACGGAAATGCTCATGCGCAGAAAGAAACTCCTCTTGCGGACCGACATAGGCTTTGTCTGAGAGGATCGACAATGCGGGTTTAACCGCTTCTTGGTGGATATATTGACTGTCGATACGGACAAGTTGTCCCTCAAACTGGTAGCCAACCCCATGTTCTCGAAAGCGGGTATTTAACTCCGCGATCAAATAACTATCAGGAGTCAATAATGCAAAAATCTCTTCAATTGCACTGAGAACAAATTCTATATTTTTTTCTTGCTGAATGAAGTTGAAAAGTTCTTTTTCATAGTCTCTAACACGTCGGTAGTCTACCTTTGAATATATATCTTTGGCAAGTTGGAATGTTCCTATCTCACGACAAAGATACTCAACGACAAAACGAGCAATTTTACCAATATTTCTGCCTTTTTCATTCGTTTCGTCATAAGGCTTCTTGAAAATATCATTTAAAATATGGCAAAATTGTATGCGCAATTGATCTGGCAATATTTCGTATTGATAAACGTCAGGCACTTCGCCTCTTGCCTGTCTTTGCCTTTTGAAAAAGATAGTCATTAAAATTATCTCCAGTTGTCGAGTTATGTCATTACTGGCTCAGCAGGAGGTCGAACAATAATCAAATCATCCTCTTCCAGTCCATCACCCAAAAACAACTCAGGTGTATTCTCTTCGGAAAACCCCAACTCAAATGCGACTTTACGCGAGATATCCCATGAAAAAAGCTGCGCGTCTTTTAGCAGCACGCGAAATATGTTATCAAGCTGTGTCCTTAGCTGCTTAGGGATTGCTTTGTACTGATAAACATCGGGGAACTACCCTCGGAGAAGCATTTGTCGCTTCTTGTACAGTTCCACTTTCTTTCTCCTTAATCGCGCATTAACATCTTAGCCAAACAGGCTGCGATTTATTCTTTAGAATAACTAAATTCTTTAATCAGAATGCACTATATATAGTATTTATATTTGATATGTTTTCTATACTTCAAGTATGAATCGCGAAAATAACCACTCAGACGTTTGATTTTTGGGGCAATTTCTTTGGTAAATTTTTCTGCCTCAACCAGTTTGTTGATTTTAGAAAAATTTTGGTCCATATGTTTGAAATATACTGTTTGCTTGTCTGCATCGGAATGGCATGGGAGTCCCTCTCCAGAATAGAACAAAAACAATTCTCTAGCTGCAATATTGAATTTATACAGTAGCTCGTTCGACTTCTTGTCTAAAAATGTATTTGATGACTTCTCTGATTCGTCAAGCATTGCTGAAATTTTGAAACGTACATTGCCGATCCAATAAGCGCCTGTTGATGAGTTGTAAAGATCGGTAATGCACTCTTCATTAGCAATGGCGTCAAGTGTTTTAAATATATTAATATCATGCGCCTTTTTGGAAGACTTTTTATCAACAATAGACCTCGCATAATACCCAGCTAGCGCTGGCAAGCCCATCTTTGCAATTTCGCCGCCCCACGAATTGAATAATTCAAAAAGGTACGTCATTTTATCGCCCCCGGTTTAGATGAATACTTATCCCTTCAAAGCTAGAAATCGCAAGCACCCCTCGCACAGCTTCCCGATACTCCTCCCTCTGAGCGGCTATTCTTGCCGACATGGACGCATTCAACGTACTCGCCACCATGTCGTTGGTGGATATGATCACCGCGCCGCTGCGGCGGATCGGAGCCGGGATGGCTGCCACGGGCAAGGCTGCGGAGTCGCTCGGCAGCCGGGCGCTGGGGCTGGCCAAGTCGCTGTTGCCCGTGGCCCTGGCTGCCGGGGTGTTTCTGGCCGCGCTGGGACCGTGCGTGTCCACGGCCTCGGATTTCGAGGCGGCCATGTCGCAGGTGGGCGCGGTGTCCAGGGCGACGCCGGGCGAGATGGCCGAGCTTTCGGACGCGGCGCGCCAGCTGGGGGCGACCACGGCGTGGTCGGCCATGCAGGTGGCCGAAGGGCAGAAGTATCTGGCCATGGCGGGCTTCTTGGTCAAGGAGAACGTGGCGGCGCTGCCCGCCGTGCTGAACATGGCCAGCGCCGGGGCCACCGAACTGGGCCGGGCGGCTGACATCTCCTCGGACATCCTCTCGGCCTTCAACATGGAGGCCAGCCGGATGCCCGAGGTGGCGGACACGCTGACCGCCGCCTTCACCACCTCCAACACCTCCCTTGAGTTGCTGGGCGAGACCATGAAATACGTGGCCCCGGTCGCTGAAAAGGCCGGGGTATCGCTGCAAGGCACCGCCGCCATGGCGGGGTTGCTCGGCAACGTGGGCATCAAGGGCAGCCAGGCGGGCACGGCGCTGCGGGCCATGCTCAACGGCCTAGCCGCGCCCTCCACCGAGGCTGCCAAGGCCATGGAGGCGCTCGGCGTGGTCACCACCGACGCGGCGGGCAACCTGCGCGACCCCATCGCCATCCTCGCCGACATGGCCAAGGCGACCGACTCCCTGGGCAGCGCCCAGAAGATGGCCTTCACCAAGGTGGTGTTCGGCACCGAGGCCATGAGCGCGGCGCTTTCGCTGTTTGACAAGGCCGGGGCCGGGGGCATCGCCGAGTATGCGGCCCAGCTCAACGCCGCTGGCACCGCCGCCGAGATCGCGGCCATGCAGAACGACAACCTCGCGGGCGACCAGAAATCCCTGGGCAGCGCCTTCGAGTCTTTACAGATCACCATCGGCAGCCGCTTTCTGCCCGCCATGCGCAGCCTGGTGCAGGTGGGCACCGGCGTGGTCCGCTGGTTCGACGCCGTGGCCTCCCACCCGGTGGGCGGCTGGCTCCTGGAGATAGCCGGATACGCCTCGGGGCTGGTTATCGCCATGACGCTGCTGTCCGGCGCGGTGTGGGCTGGCTCGCTGGCCTGGGGCGCGTTCACGTCCATGCGCATGGTCGTGGTGGCTGCGGAGTTCATCAAGGTGGCCAGGGCCACGAATATCTGGACCGCTGCCCAGTGGCTGCTCAACGGTGCGCTGGCGGCCAACCCCATCGCCCTGGTCGTGCTGGGCGTGGCCGCCCTGGTGGCCGGGTTCGTCGCCCTCTACAATGGCAGCGAGAACTTCCGCACCGGCCTGGGGATGCTGTGGGACAACATCAAGGCCGTGGGCTCGGCCATCGGCGATTTCTTTTCCATCCTGTCCGGCGTGGGCGTCATGGGCGTGTTCGCCTACTACTTCACCGATCTTTACAACGCCATAGGCCGGGTCTGGAGCGGGCTGAAAGCCCTGTTCGACATCGACCTCAGCGAATCGGGCCGCAAGCTCGTGACCACGCTGGCCGACGGCATCCGGTCTGTCATTACCATGCCCTACGACCTGATCAAGACCGGGCTGGACAAGGTGCGCCAGCTCCTGCCCTTCTCGGACGCCAAGGAAGGCCCGCTGTCGTC